GCGTCCACAAGAAGACGCTTTTATCAATATTTTGGAAGGTGCGGTTCGTTCTAGTAAGAACTGGACGATGATACCGAAGATTGCCTTCGCATTGGATACCTACAAAGTTGAAGGCGAACGGGTGATGTTTGGAGTTTCGAAAGATACTCTTTATCACAACGTTTTGAATGATCTTTTCAACTTCTATGGAACCAAGAATTATTCTTACAATCGAATGACCGGGGAACTTTGGTTAGGCAACACTAAATGGCGGGTTGTTGGGGCCAAAGATGAAGGATCGGAAAAATATATTCGCGGTTCAACGGTTGGCGTTGCTTACGGCGATGAACTTATCAAAATTCCAAAATCGTTTTTTGAAATGATGCTTTCCAGAATGTCCCCGGAAGGCGCTCGCCTGTACGGAACAACTAATCCAGATAATCCTTTCCACTATATCAATAAAGACTACATTACAAATGTTGAAAAGAAAGCGAGCGGGTTAGTATGGTCTAAAAAGTTCATGCTTCGTGATAACTTGTCTTTATCCGAAGCCAAGATTCTTCAATTTGAAACAATGTTCAAGGGTGTATTTAAGAAAAGAAACATTGATGGCATTTGGTGCGTTGCTGAAGGTGCGATTTATAAAGACTCTTATAGTGATGAACTTCTTTATGACGATACAACCCGGCCTTTGGGGTTGGGTAATTCAGGCGGCTTCGTTGAAAAGTTCATTGCTATTGATTATGGTACTGGAAACCCAACTGTATTTTTGTTGATCATTGACGATGGAACAACTTATTGGGTTGATCAAGAATACTATTGGGATTCAAGGGAAACGACAGTTCAAAAAACCGATGGGCAATACATTGAAGATTTAATTCAATTTCGCGATAGCTTTGGCCCCCAAGCGCAAGCGATTGTTGATCCTTCAGCAGCAAGCTTGAAAGCTGAAATGAATTTGAAAGGTGTTTGGCATTGTGACGCCGATAACGATGTTGAAAACGGAATCAGAAATACTTCTAGCATGTTGGCACAAAAAAAGATTAGGATACATGAGCGTTGTGTTAAACTCCGGGCTGAATTGGAGTCTTATGCGTGGAATCCTAAGAAGCAATTGGTTGGGGAAGATGAACCGTTGAAGATCAATGATCATGCCCCGGATGCGTTACGGTATTTTGTTCAAACCAAAGTACCGGCGTGGCGGGTCACTCTTGCTTTAGCGGCGTAACGAAAGGAAACGATGATCAACCATAACTTCATGGATCGTTACAAGACGTTTGCTAGTGCTGTTTTTAATGTAGGCAAAGATTCAATTGCTGAGGATGCATTTAGCAATCCAATTGCTAGGATGGGTTACGGAACGCCTTCAGTTGCCGAAGGTGTTGATTACATTCTTAATCGTTGGACTAATGATTATTGGTTAATGATTACTTTATTTCGCAATCATTGGATACCGCGAAAAGTTATTGAAATTCCCGCTAAAGATATGGTTAAAGCTTGGCCCCGGCTAAACTGTAAGTTGACGCCTGATCAAATTGCGGATTTTGATCGGACCATCAAACGAACTTTGACACCGAAAAAGATCAAGCGCTCGATTACATGGGCGCGGTTGTTTGGCGGTGCGGGCGCTTTAATGGTGATCAAGGGTCATGAAAATATTCTTGACAAACCTTTGAAGCTGGACGATATAAATCCAGATTCTTACAAGGGTTTAATTGTGTTTGATCGTTGGAGCGGCATAACTCCAATTGGAAATGAACAACAAGATGTTGAATCGCCTTTGACTTTTGGATTGCCTGAATTCTACGGCGTTCATGGTCAGAATGGAAACGAAAAACTTTTTGATATTCATGCTTCGCGCATTCTTCGTTTTACCGGGCCGGATGTTCCAACGCCTGAACATGAAGCCAATCAATATTGGGGGATCAGTGTTCTTGAATTGGTAATGGAAGAAATGCGGAAACGCGATAATGCATCATGGTCAATTCTTCAATTACTGTTTAGAGCGCAGGTTATGACGCAGGTTAACCCGGAATTGGCGCAAATGTTGAGCGGAGCAACATCCGGGGGAGCGGCTTTAACGAAGTTCGCGCAAACATATCAAGCGCAAAACGAATTGCTTTCCAATCAATCGATGTTGATTCTTGGCAAAGAAGGTAAACTTGAATCACATCAATACACATTTGGTGGAATTGCAGATGTACTAGATCGTTTTGAAATTGCGGTTGCTGCTTCTTCAACTCCATCTATTCCATATTCAAAGTTATTCGGAAAGAATTCAAGCGGTTTGGACAATAGCAACGATGCCGATGAACGCAACTATGAAGAAGCGATTGCACAAGCACAAAGCGATGATTTGGAACCACAGTTAATGCAACAACTGTATCCAGTCATTTGTATGAGCGAATTCGGGGACGTTCCGGACGATTTAGATATTACTTGGCCTTCAATTCGTGTGTTAACCGAAGAAGACAAAGTTAAACTTTCCAAAGATGGGACAGAAGCTATTCTTGCTCCGTTCAATGCCGGTGTTACTTCGCAACAATTGACATTGAAAGAATTGAAGCAGCTTGGCGACAAAACAGAAATCATGACAAACGTAACGGATAAAATGATTGATGAAGCGGACGATAAACCGCAAGCACCAATTGAAGTTGAGCAAGGCGAAGCAAGGGCTGGAACAGCGGAGTTTGAAGAAAAATGAATTCTCCGTTCCATCGGCCAACTCGATTTGAATTGATCTATCAGCGAGAAATTCGCCGGTTGATAGATCAATATTTTATGTTTCCAACAAGTTCAACGTTAGGCGAGCTAAACGCTCGATTGGTGGAATTCGCACAAGCGCGAAATTTTATTCAAGGCTCTGCCCATCGTCTAGCAACGAATATGATTACAATGGTTGCGAATGGGAACAGCCGAAGTTGGCAAGCGGCAGCAACGAAAGCGAGCAAGGGACGGCTTATTTATTCGATGTTGCAGAACGAATTGAAAGGACCGCTTGGCATTCGTTTGCATTCTTTAATTCAGGAAAATATTCAATATATTACAACTTTGCCGGAAGACATTGCGGAACGTTCGGTTCACTTCATACAGCGCGAACAATTGAAGGGAAGGCGCTCTGAAGATATTGTTAAAGACATTCGCCCATTCATGCAACATTTGAAAGAATATCAAGTTCAACGACTTGCAAGAACTGAAGTTGCTAAAGCCGATACCGCAATAACTCGCGTTCGTGCTGAATCAATTGGTTTGAATTGGTACGAATGGCAAACAAGCGAAGACGCTAGGGTTAGAAAATCACATGCAAAGATGAATCATGTTCTAGTTAACTTCGATGATCCCCCGGCCCCCGAACAATTGATTGGACAAAAAAGCGAAGGCCATTACAACGCCGGAAACATTTACAATTGTCGTTGCCCCGCTTTGCCTGTACTTTCATTGAATCTTCTACAATGGCCGCATAAAGTTTATTCACAAGGGCGAATTTCCGTAATGAGCAAAAAACAATTCTTGCTTGTTTCCGGTTTGCCGCTTCAGCTTGTGGCATGATTTTGTAGGTACGGGGGAATTGAAATGAAGAAGCGTTATTGGTTGGCAATTGCGTTTGCTGTTGCTTTAGCAATTGGAGTTGGAGCGCAAAACGGTTTTCTTTCGGGCGCTTACTTCGTCAATCCAACTGTTCTTGGAACCATCCCCGAATGTTCGCAATTCAGCGGCGGACTTTGTGTGTATTCACCTTCCGGGTTGGTTGACAACGGAACAATTCTTACCTACAAAGGTATTCAGATTGCGAGCGCAAGCGGCGCTGTTACTCAAATTACAGCCGGAACGAATGTTTCAATTTCCCCTTCGGGCGGAACTGGAAATGTTACGGTGAACGCCGCAACGCAAGTGTTCAAAGGAAGTTTAACATTTACAGTGGCAACAACCGATGTTGCTACAGTGACTGGGGCAACATCTTCTTCTCATTGCACATTTTCACCAACAAACCTTACGGCGGCGGCTGATATATTGGCGGATTTCATTTCAACCAAAGCAACAAACGCTATAACTATAACTCATTCCGCAACAACTGCGAGCGGCGGAACTTTGGACATTCTTTGCACCGTTAACTAAGGGCGGCAATGTTAGCTTATTACGGCGTTAAACTTTCCGATAATTGGATTGAAACACCCGAAGGCTATGTAGTCTTCAAGAACGCCGTTATTGCTCGCACTGGATTTCAAAAATATAAGTTGAAAGAGATTGATGAAGGGGAACGCCAATCGCAAAAAATTCTTGGTGATCCTGAAGAAGAAGTTGAATTGCTTAGGACGCCAGAAGAAGTTTTCAATCCCCGCACCATTGCAAGCTTCGAAACCAAATCGGTAACGGATGGGCATCCGGATCAACTTCTTAATGTTGATACCGTTCGGGAACACGAAAAAGGGCAAATCGCCAATGTTCGCCGGGGTGCTGAAGCGCTAGAATCGGGTGATTTTCCCTTGCTTGCTGATTTGATCGTGAAGGATAGATTTCTCATCGAAAAAATAAAAGCTGGACTTCGGGAGTTATCTTGTGGATACAATTATCATGTTTTAAGGCAAGGCGATTCGCTCTTGCAAGTTGACATAGTTGGTAATCATGTTGCCATTGTCAACGCTGGCAGAGCGGGGCCGGAAGCTTCAATTCAAGATTCGTTGGAACCTACTTCAACAGGAAACGGAGTGTTCGATATGTCAAAGTTCATTGATGGCCTTTTGGGTAGGACAACGAGAAAAACTCAAATTCAGAGTTGGGCGGCAACGGCGAAGCCTGAAGACGTTGCGACGGCGATGGATGCAATGGCCGAAGAATTGGAAAAGAAGAAGGAAGGGGCCGATGCCCGCGATGAATCCATGCACAAAGCCGGATGCAATAACAACGATTGCAAAGGCTGCAAGGATGAAAAACCCGCCAACGATGCCAAGGCGGTTGATCGCAAGCGTTTTCATGATGCGTTGGATCGCATGTTGGATGGCAAGGAAGAAGAAATGAACGCTCAAGACGCTGATATGGAATCTTTGAAAGCAATGTTCACCGGTGGCGAAGGTGGCAAAGGCGAAGATGAAACCGTTGCGGGCGAGCAAACGGGCGATGAAATGCCGGAAGACGGCGGGATTGAATCCGGCAAAGATGCGATTGAAGCTTTGACCATTGAACCGGGCGACCGTCCGGAGTCAACTGGAACGGGAACGGATTCAGCGGCGCTCCTGAAGGCAAGGAAAGAAGGCGCGAACGCTGCATTCAAAGCGATGAAGCCATTTATTGCAGCAACCAAAAAC